AAGTCTCTTCCCAGATGCAGGGATAAGCAAAGACATGACTCGATTGCATTGCATCTATAATTTCTAGATTAGGTTTATAACCGATGTAATTCACATTATCCATCTTACGAGCATGTTCATAAATAGGTTCGTAATATTTATCATTAGTTTTTTTAAATTCATCTCCATAAAGTTGAGTGGAACTATAAACATCTAGTTGAATTTCATCATTAACCACATGATGCATCGCGGCTAAAAGAATATTTAATCCTCTCCAAGGGGTAGAGACATGAATAAGTCTTAGTGGTTTATCTGCTTGATACCGAGATCGTTGAAGCCATTTAACTTTAGGTAATGCATTCTTAATGACACGGCAACGACTAGTAGGAAGATTAAAGTAAAGCCGATACTTTTCAAAATTCCAATGAGAATTAAAAATATACCAATCGTATTTATAATGATTCTCCGATTTCGAAAACCACGGCTGAATGTTGGATTGATCATGAGAATTCTTCAACCATAAAATATTTAGTTTACCTTTTTCAAGAGGAGTTTTTTCAGGGATCGATGTCGTAAGATTAATTTTCTTCCAATAATCTTCGGGAAGTCTTTTCTTAAGTTCATCAAACTGTAACTCTGTTCCCCCTTTAGGATTCATCTTTTAAAGTTCCGCTCCCCATAACCACTTTAGGGACGGTGACTTTAACATCTCTTCTAATATGCTCTTTCTTAGTAGCTGTATTAGGGTCTTTCACGTCGTCCTCTGCTTCTTTATCTGAGTTATATTCTTTTTTAGTTTGTGTATTGGTTAAGGTAACTTCGGTTTCACATCGATAGCGTGGAACTTTTTTCCCATCTACTTCAACGTAATCTATGACTGTTCCTGATTCTTTAAAAGACATTAAGTTCTATCCTGTTGTAAAACGCTGACTGATATATTAGCAGAAGTCGCTGTGGTTGTAAATTTTAAAACGTCGCTCTCTTCTAAAACTAAAAGAGTACTTTCATTTCCTTCTAAAAATTCTTTTTTCCCTTTGGCTGGAACGCTAGCTATGACTTTATAAATAAAATCGGTAGAGCTCCCACTATCCGTAACCGTGAGTGTCCAATCAGGAGTCGATGAAGCATGGGTATTGTAAGCCGAAATAGATTTAACGATTGCTACTGTTTCTGCAGGGCAAGTATAAACTGTTACAATATTTGTGGTAGCATCAGCCTTCCAGATATTTCTATATGTGTTTGCCATTTCTTCTTTTCCTTAATTTAACTTAAGTGATGAATAAAGTAAAGACTTCATACTCATCTGTTAATTGTTGTTGGTAAGTAGTGTTAAGTTTCTGTACTACGGACGCTACATTATCGGCGAGTCCTTGAACATTCATCGAATCAAAATCTGGTCCTAGAATCGTTGCTACAACTTCACTAATCTTTGCCATGTTCCTCCATTAAAATATAGGATATACATGCGAGGCGTAAAAAATTTTTCATTTTACCTTCTACCTCCTGGATGGATATCTAATCTAAAAGTTCCCATTCTCCAAGTTTGTCCTGTATCTACATTACCTACTTTGATTGCAATTTGCCTAGCTCTTGCACGGGTATGAATTTGAGTCGTTGATGTTAGGGCGTTGTACGATGTAGAGGTTGCACTACTACTTGGAAATTCTTTAGTGTTTAAATAAACTTTAGCCGTTCCTGTTTGAGCTCCAAAGTCAGGTATAATTCTACTAATCCTCATCATAAATTCTCCACCAATAGGTCCTTCGATCCCTTGAGTTCCAATATCATAGTCTCCTGATTCTACATTGGCAGCAATAGCATTCGTTGTACCACTCGCAAAGACTTCATCGGTTCCTGTTTCTTGAGCCCAGTAATAACTTGCTCCATTTGAAATTCCCACAACGGTTGGATAAGTAGGAGCGACTGCAGATTTGAATTCAGTTGCATAAGGTTTAGTGAAAACTCCTTCGATCGTCCATGTTGAACGAGCCAAGGAAGAAGTATACCAGATTGGATTTTGAGGAGATGAATCTAAATAATTATACGTAACCGATCGATCGACATAATTAGAATTACTACTTGGATAAAACCAAGTGATCTCTCCAAATAAAGCGTTAACTGCCACATGAATCTGTTGATTGGCGTTAGCATTAATATCTTCGAAAACATAATCTTCTACCAGGCAAGGCATTAATTGTACACGTCCTCCATCAAAACTATAGAATCCTGTAGGGCCCATCCAATAGGCTATACCATTAACTTCCGCAGCTGCGTGTTGACTGGACATACCACAATTGGTTCCTACTTGTTGAAAGCCAAATGTTAAAGGAGGTCCAATAAATTTCATCGTATACATGGCCGTGTCGGACCAAATATAAACGGCGGTTCTTCCAACAATTCCTCCCATAAGTTTAGAACCATCGGTAAGTCTTTGACTGCCCGCAGTATTGCTGGCCGTTGGTGTCCAAACGGTTGTAGATTCTTGATTAGACCAACGAACAAACATATCGTCTTGAGTATCTGCGCTTTGAAGCGTGGTCTCTGTTCCAACACAAATTAAATGACGATCAGGAGTCGAGAGAATCATATCTCTTGAAGCCGTAGGAACTTCCGTTCCTGTTACTAGAACCGCTCTTACACTTAAGTTAGGTAAAGAAGGAACCCATTGAAAAATTGTTTTGTTATGAATAAGGGCCAGTAAATTTTCCCCATAGTTAAGCAGTCTCCATTGAGCTGGTTCGATAATAATATTAGAGGAAGAACTGGCACTACCCCAACCTACATAGGTTGTGGCATCATAGGTTGTAGCGCCATTGGAATGAGCCGCGGTTGAGGTTCCATTAGTTCCTCTGACAATTCCATTTAAGGTGTTACTAGTGATACCGGTATAGGTAATTAATTCAGAATCAACGAGAATTATCCCTGCAGCAGTAAATCCTGTGGTGTCGGTTAAAACAATATCGGTTCCAGATCCTCCTGTACCATAGGCATCATTGAATAGAGCTCCATTTAAAGTTGTAGAAACAACAGGAATAGTTGTACCACTCCAAGTATTTGTACCCCAGCCATACCCATAAGTTTGAATAAGGGGACCAATCACATAATAAAAATCAACTGTAGTCGTTCCACCGCTTGCAGATCCTGTGGCTGCACTTCCCATGGTTACTTCTATTGTTGTAGCAGTAGGAACATCTGTCACCTCAAAGAGAATGTCTTCAAAATCTGCATCTGTAAAACCTATCCCTAAAGCTGTGACCCCTGTAACACCATCAAGAAGAATAATATCTCCGTCCTCTGCTCCGTGGGCCGTGGATGTTGTAAGAGTGACTGTGGTTGTGCCATCAAAAGTAAAGGTCGTTCCGGTTTGTTGACGTGTAATATCTAAAGGAGTGATATCATAGAAGGCTCCTTCAAAATAAATATAAAGACATTTATTGGTTCCGATAGCAGCATACTTGTTACCTGCTAAATCGACCCAGGTATGCTGATCACGGCCTGCACCAATTAAATTATTATTAACGAGTTGTTCCCAACCTCCTACTTTTTCAGGAAAGCCATAACGAAAGCGGGTGTAATCTGCATTCACCCATTTTCCTTCAGCTCCTGTGTCTGAGGATTGTTTATCTAATCCTGGTATTAGCCTGATTTTATGTAGCATAGAAAATCCGTTTGAGGACAAATTATACTATATTTTTCTAGAGATCAACTACTTACGAGGCCTTGTATAGTCTGGAATACCCAACATGGGACGTTTGTCAAAGAGATTTGTCTGGGCAAAGGGACCATTGGCATGGTTATAATGCAAAAAGACTTGAGAGCATATGTTTCCTTGAAAAGTTTCTCGCCAATGCTCGAGTTCACAGCCAGCATAAATAAGCATATCTCCTATTTTTAAATCGACTCGGATTCCTTTCGGCGCTCCGGGCTTATGTATCTCTTTAAACTCATCAATAACATAATTTCCTCCGGATGGATCTAGAAAGATGGGCCAAACCTCTCCACCTAAATGAAGAGTAGTAGAGACCTCACAACTGGGTCTATCTTTATGTCTTTTTAATTTATTTCCTTTTTCATACAGTCGTGTGTACGAGTACGTAGGAATTAAATCCATTCCTGTTTTTGCTTTCATAATGGGTCGTACATACTGAAGCAATGTTTCCATGACCCAGTCTCCATATTTAGAATAGGCTCCTGGTGCCTGAGGATCTATTCTTACTCCTATAAAAGGGTTCGCCGGATTCACTTTATTGTGTTTCATCAGAAAATCCACAGCGTCACGCTGCAGCATCATATAATTAAAGATAAAGTTTGCGAGCTCTTTGGAAATAGCTCCTCGAATCACGTGATATTTTTTAGTTTTAAAACTCATTGACGCCTCATCATAGGAATAGGATAACGAAGAGGGTCTCCTCCTGTGGATGTTTCTATAGCTACATCTACAAAAAAAGTATT